CGCCGTGTTTTTCGTTTCAAGGATCGTCGCGATCCTGTAAAGGAACTTCGACGTATCCATGAACGGATTTGGTTTGAACTGCAAAACCCTTTCAAGGCTCTTGTATGCTGTCCCGCTGATCTCCGGTTTCAGCTTCGAACAAAAGCTTGCGTTTGAGTGTATCGCCGATCTGATAAGCTCCATTTCATAAATGCTTTCCGGCGCATTGTTAAATACGGGCGTGTACCCGTTAAGCATTTTGAAGTATCCTTCCGCCGCAAGATCGGCTTTCGGCTTCCGGAAGATTGTTTCGAAAATTCCCATTTTATCACCCCGCATTTTGTAGCATTTCGCCGATTTCCGTATAATACTTTTGCCGTACCGTCATAGCGTCGATCACGGAAACGAAGCCGTCAATCCTCGCGCGCTGCTCAATCTTGACCGGACGGAACTTCCGCGTTTCCATATTGTGTTTCAAGGCAACGTTCAAGAAATGCGCTTTAAGTAAATTATTGTCGGCGATTTTGAAGTTTCCGTCTTTGATTATGCCTTCGAACTCACGGATCACCGGCGCAAGGTTTTCACCCTGCCATACGTCGTCCGTTTGGAAGCCCGCCGCCTTCAAGTCGTCAATTAGATATTGCGCCGAATAACGGTCGTACCCGATCTTCAAGATGTAAATTCCGTACGTGTCGCGAAGCATTGCGAACCATTCGTAAACGTCCTTGTAATCAACGTGATTTTCTCCGGAAAGTTTGACAATGCCTTGCTTTACGAATATGTCATACGGTACGCCGTCGAGCGCTTGCGCCGTTTCAAGGCGGTTCGCTGGCATGAAGAATTGAACAAAGGCGTATAGAACGCCGCCGCGCTCTATGACAATCGAAGCTGCGGTTAAATCCGTTGTTTGCGAAAGGTCTATGCCGCCCACCGCGTAACTGTCGCGGAACTGCTCCAGCTCTGCATGAATGCCGGATTTATCGACAACGACGTAATCAAGCCACGCAACGCTCGAATTCTGCTTGATGTTGCAATACTTCGTCAAGAACTCCGCGCGCTTGCTCATGCTCATTTCTGCGACGGCGATTTCCTCGCGGAAGAAGTCCGGCGAAACGGAAACGCCCATGTTTGGATTTGCTTTTTTTAGCTCTTCAAGGTCGTTCCATTTCTCTACGTCGTCAATCATGTAAAGCAGTGGAAGAAGGCGGCGTTCCTTGCTGCTGCCCTTCAAAAACGCGGTTGATCTCTTCATCAATTCGTCGAAGATACCGTCGTTTTCATATCCCGCCGTTGAGATTGAAAGGATCATCGGCTGGCGGCGCGCGCCCAGCGCGGATTTCATAACTTCATATTGCTTCAACCCCGCGTCGCCGCGCCATGACGCGACTTCATCGTTTACGACTAAATGCGGATTAAAGCCATCGGATTTTTTTGCGTTGAATGCAAGCGGCTTTATTGCCGTGTTGCTCTCTTCGATGTAAATATCGCTCCGGCGCTTCCTCGCAAGGTCTGAAAGCTCCGGTTCTTTCTTAATCATCTGGAAAAAGTTATCGTAAACGATGGTCGCTTGCTCTAATTTCGGCGCTAAACAATATACTTTTGCGCCGTATTCGCCATCAAGATATGACATATAAGCGATCACCGCGGAGGCGAAAAGCGTTTTACCGTTCTTCCGTCCGATCACGATAAAGACTTCGCGGAATACCCGCAATCCGTCTTGATCGACAATGCCGAACATGACCGAAACGGCGGCTTTCTGCCAAAGCTCTAATTTCAAAAGATCGGTACGCCCTTCGCAATGATGGCAAAAGTTTTCGATAAAGCGGATCGCCTTGTTTGCCTTCTTCGCGTCGAATAGGAAAAGCCCGTTTTGCAGCCCGTTCACCACGTATTCGTATATCAGCCGAACCCACTTGCCGACTGTTATTCGCCCGCTCGAAATGCCGTCGAAATATTCGTAAATGTAATTCGAAAACGGCATAATCATTCGTCGCGCAACGCTTGCAAGCGGCTGTCTTTCTTCTTTTCGGGCGGGACAAGATCGGCAAGCTGCTTGATGATCGTGGCGTGATTTTTAGTCATGGCGATATGCGTTTTTACCGCGTCGCTCTGCTTCGTCCCGCTCTGATTTGCGCCGTTCTGATATTCGACGGTGTATCCCTCTTCGTTGATGATCCCTTGCAGCTCTTCGAGAGATACCGCCATAAACGCGGCGTTCCGGATAAGGCTTTCGACGGTCGCCCACTTGTTTTTATCCAAGTCTTTGAAAACCCGCTTCAATCTCGCGATCTCGCGCTTGATTTTCTGATCTTTCGTCAATTCCTTTTTTGTCGCCATAAATATCGCCCCCTTTCCGGATACCCTACACCCCTATTTCGCGTACACCCGTTATGCGCGCCCGTGCGGAGTAAAGTTATTCTCCCGCCCCCGGTGTTGAACCCTCCCTATTGCGTCGGCGAATAGGGGGGGATATAAGGTTTCCTTCTTCATCGAATGCGTACCTCTTTTTTCTATCCGAAGCGTGGTGTTCTTTGTTGTGACAATGCTGGCAAAGCGCTTCGAGATTATCCCACGAAAGCGCAATGTACGGATCGTTTATATTCTTCCGCGTTAAGTAAGTCCGATGATGTGCGATCTTCGCAACCACCGGATCGTCCGGCGTTGAACATCTTTCGCATAGATAATCCTTTGACTTCAAGAAGCCGTCGCGACATAAGCGCCATGCGTCGCTGTTGTAGAACTGTTCCGCCCACGGCTTCATGTGCTGCACCTTCCTTTCGTCCGTGAATGAAAAGAAGCCCCCGCGGATTGCTCCGGAAGGCTTCATTCTCGCGCTATTCTTTTACGCATGAATTCATCGTAAAGATTGTAACATAGAAAGCGGCTATTCACAAAGTCGCGATATGGTCGCCTTTTAGTCATTTGTCAATAGCTCTGTTGCGATATGTCCCCGCGCTCACCGCTGCCGGTATGCCGAAGATACAAACCGCCATGTCGTTTACAATCTTGTTCCGCCACCGGCGCGCTGTCTTTATCTCTTTGAGAACGCCCGCTTCTTCAAGCTCGAAGGCGACTTCCTCCCACGTTGCTGGCTTGTTGCCCTCTCGCGGATTGCCGTTTATATCCTCGCTGAAATAATACATACGCACGACGACAAATTCTTTTTGCTGCTCGAATAGCCGAATAGCCTTGCTCAACCGCTCGAAGCCGTACTTCGTTTCTTTATACTGCCTTTGCTTTTCCTCCCGCATTTCCTCCACGATGTCCGCTTCCGTGCGCTGCTGATAATAACCGGTGCTTCCGGCTGTCGCGGCGAACGTCTTTCTCCCTGCGTGATACTCGACTTCGCAATATGCTTCTTCATCAGCGATCAGCGCCGCCAGCTTCTTGAAGTTATAAAGCAATACTTCCATTGCCTTGAAATAGTTTACGTATGATCCGGCGTTCGTGTTGTACGCCTCATAAGCTCCCGCGCGCGCCGCCTCGTTTATAGCCTCGCGCAATTCGTCCGAAATGATAGCTTTCTTTTTAGCCATTTTCCTTTCCCTCCAAGTAATTCAAAATAATTTCCGCTGCCGATTGCCAGCCCTTGCAGATCGCGACTGAATAGCCCTGTTTCATCAGCTCTTCAAGCCACGATGTTTGTTCCGGCGCAATCCTCCCGCCGCGCTGCCGTTTAAGCTCAATGAAAAGCCCGTGACATTTTCCCCGCGGTACGGGAAGGCATATATCCGGAACGCCCGCTTTTACGCCCTCCGCCCGAAGCCGCCCAGCCTCCGCTTTGTGTCTGCTGCCGCCGTTCGGTACGTGAAAGAGAAGGTCTAATTCCGGATACCGTCCGCGCTGGAGGCGCGCCCACTCGAAAAGCGTTATTTGCTCTTCGGCTTCGGTCGGTACGGGAAGCGCTTTATTCGCCATTTTGCTCCGCCTCCCATGCCGCGAAGAGAAAGACGCGCTTTCCCTGCGCCGTTGCCCGCCCGAACTCATACGTCGCGCCGTCGCTTTCGATCCAATCCGGAAGGAAGCAAGCCGCCGCGCATTCGTCAAGCATTGCCGACGACATACGGATATACGCTTCGTATGTGAAGCCCGCCGAAGGAAGAAGCGCCGGATTTACGACAATAAAGCCGCCCGCCTCCAGCTTCTTCTGTGCTTCGTAGAATTTTGAGAAGTACAACGGATCGCCCGTAATCTTCCCTGCAAGATATACCGTTTCTTTGCCCTGCATTGTTCCGCCTCCTATTCGTCAAAAAGTGATCGTTGTTTCGCCTCCGCTGATACCTCCAGCATATCAAACAACCGTAATTGTGCCTGTTCCTGTTCCAGCCGCTTGCTCGCCGCCGCGAAATATTCTTCGTCAATCTATGCCGATATATTCAAGCCCGCCGAAGCGGTAACAGGCAATAAGGGAACTTGCGCTTCCTGCGTGTGTGTCAAGTATCTTCATTCCTCGCCGCGCGAAGAGCTGCAAAACCCATTCGTAAAGCTTGATCGGCTTTTGCGTCGGATGGATCGTCCCTTCGATTTGCAATTCAACGCGGTTCAGCGTGAAAACCCGTGTCGGCGTGTCGAAGCTGGTATATGCAAGCTCGCAATCGGACATAGTTAAACCGCGCTGCCCCTTGTCCCAAACAAGCCAGCCTTTATGCCCTTGTTCAAGCATAGGCACGAAATAATTACCACCCCAAATGATTTGCTTCCGCGATACCCGTTCAAGCTCGCTGAAATATTCGGGCGGAGGCGGGGAAGCGTCCCAGCTTTTCAGCGTATGCGCCTTCCGGTTATGTTTCGGATTGCTGCAAACGCGCTTCTTCTGTCCGTCCACTCCGATACCGTAAGGCGGATCGACGATCGCAAGATCGAAGAAGCCGTCCGGAAACTCTTTCATTCCCTGCATACAATCCATGTTGTATATCCTGTTCATATCAAGCAATCATCTTCACCGCCTTTCTTTTTCTCCCCCCTCCGCCCCCCGCTGGGGGGAACAGGCTCAAAGGAATAAATATATCTGCTTCCCGATACTTTGTGGAAAGCCCCCCGCCTTGATTGATTTTCGTTATCCCCGTCGCCGCCCTGTTTCTATCACTCCGGCAACTCACCGTAAAGAGGCTTTCGCGGCATATCCTCGCGCCGCGGGCGCTCCGGTATTCCACGATCCTCTTGACGGCTCGCCGCCTTCGTGATCTTGTGAAAACAGGCGACGGGGAATAGAACAAAATCAATCATCAAGGCTTCATCTTTGCGCGCAAGCGCGCTTCGCTCCCAAACGTTACACATTTACAAGGCTTTATAAATGCTGATCCGAAATCAGCGTTTCAAGCTGCCCGCCCTCCGTCGCTTTCGCTTCTCCGGCGTAAGAACGTACTTATAATATAGGTATCCGTATTTCGTCGCGCGTGTTTCCACTAATATGTATCCCTTCGGCGCGATCGGCGGCTTGTTCTCTGTGTACTCCCGCTTTATAACTGTCGGTTCTTCGCGATCCGGGTTCCGCGCGTTCTTCGTCTGCTTCCACCGGTGTCCGCCTTGCTCCGGTGTCCAATGATTGAAAAGGTAATTTGCCAGCCCTGTGTAATCCTGCCCGTGGTCTATGCCGTCATAATAGTTATGCTCGCGTAAATGCTCGATCCGCTTCACGCTGCCGCATTCCCACTTTTCCGTGATAACCTCTTCCGGTATTCCGTCCGATACCATGTGAAGGTGCATACGCTGTGTTGACTTTCCGCGCCCGATGTACGCGAAGATCACCGCGGCTGGATAAGCATATTTCAAACGGCGAACCAGCAGATCGCGAAGCCGCTTCATATCGCGGAAATCGTGTACTTCGTGTTCGTCGTCAAGTGTCAATGTACTGTAAAGGCTTCGCTGGCTGAAATTCTCGTTGAACAAACGCGCGTGTTTCCGTCTTGAAATCCCGATCTTGTGTTGCTCGCGCTCTTCGTCCGTCTTGAACCGCTCCCGCGGCTCTGCCTTCCTTATATCCTGTAACCGTTCCGAAACGCTGAATACTTCTTGTTCGCAAACAACGCCCGAAAAAGTCCGTCTTTTCACTCTTTGCATTGTTGCGCCCGTCCTTTCTTGACAAAGCGCCGCCGCCATGCTATACTATTTATACATATTGAATAGCCCCTTTTCGCGGCAACGCGGGAGGGAAGAGGAAGCGCCCCGAACGTCACGTGGGACACTTCCTTTTTTGTTATCCGTTGTTCCTGCTGTCTGCTTCTTTGAAAAAGTCGCACGGCGGTTCTTCCTCCGGCATAAAGCGCATACCGTTTTCGCACCCCAAGCAGGGGAACGGGTGTATCCCGTCCGGAAGCTCGCAATCAAGCTTACTTGTGCAAGCCTCGATATTCGCGCACCGATCGCACCAGCAGCGGCGACAATCGCCGATTTCCGTTTTGACCGAAGGACGCTTCAATCCTTCTTCGGTTTCGTGTATCTCTTCGATGTCCCGCGCCGCCACCGACATTTCGAAGGCTTCTACGCCGTCGAGAATGCCACGGATCAGCGCGCCGAACATGAAGCCGATGTTCTCTCCGATTTCGTATAGCTCTTCGGCTTGCTTAATCTCCTTTTCGTCCATGTCCGTTTCCTCCCTTGAACGCTCTTGCAACTCCGACGACGACGGCATATATAATAATGAAGATCGCCGCTATGCAGACAACGCCGCAAAGAGCGAAGAAGGCGTTTTGCATGAATTCAAACATTGTCATTGAATACAACCTTCTTTCCCTGTAACACGCCCGCGGCTTTAAGCCGCTTCCGTAAATGCTTCTGCTGGGCGAGTATCGAAAGCGCGCGACGCTCGTTCGTGTTGTACTGCTTCGCTATGTCCCGTATGTCCTCGCTCCGGTAATAGCCAGCGCCGTCCTGCGCGTTTATGATGATCTCCCCGCGTCGCCGCGCCTGTTCGATCTCTTCCCGCAATTTCCGATCCGGCAAGCCTGTTACCACGCAAAGCCGATCGCGCGTAACCGCGTTTTCCTTGCCTTCCGGTATGTAGTCGATAATGCTTGCCGCCCGCATTGCTGTTACCTCCCTTCGAAAACCTCTTCCGGCTTCACGTTCCACGCCGCGGCGATATGCTTCATCATGTCCACCGCCTCGCGCCGCTTCTCCGCGCCGCCGTTAAGAAAAGATACCAAGATTTCCGATTTCAGAACACAAAGCGGGCGAACGCCGTAGTCCCCGATGCACGCGCTGAAGCAGTTCAACGTGCCGCCCGAAAAGACGAGGCGGACGTAGTTGTTTACGGGGCTGTCGGGCGTTGCCGTCCACCACCATGTGTCCGGAAGCGGCGGGATATTGTCGCGCAAGGCGCGGTATTCGTCGCAAGTGATAAGCCCGATCCGGACGCGATCGCTTCCGTACTGCTTCAAGCCGTCGTCGGCGGTCAAGTCGATTTCGAATTCTTCGAACATTTCTTCCGGCGCGCCCGCCGCGATTAGCTTTTCGAGAAATTCGCCGTTCAGATAGGCGCGAAGGTCTGAATCCGCGAAGTCGTTCTTGTTGCCGCGATCAAAGGCGCGGTCGCCGATCGTGCTGGAGGCGATAACCTTCACCCGCTCCGCTTCCGTCTGAATGACCGTGAAGGCGATCCCGCCCATCGTGAATTCCTGCTTTACCTCGATACCATGTTTGTTTGCCTGTGTCATTTTGAATAGCCCTCCTTTATTTAATAGGTATATATCCGCACCACTCGCTGGCGTTCAGCACTTCTTCCCGCCATGCCTGTACGGGCGGGATTTGTTGTATTCGTGTTTAAGCACGATCGCTTCGTCAAGGTCGCCGCCGTTCTCTTTGATCCAAAAGGCGATAAGGCTTATACACTCCGCGAAGTAGAGGGAGCGCGGTTCAACGTCCCGATACGCCATCGAAAGAAGGTAATGACATTCCGTGACAAGCTCCGGAAGTGTGTATGCGTCGAAGCCCGCGCGCCGCGCCGCCAGCGCCTCTTCAATGTCAATCCCTCTTTTTCCGCAATAGTCAAGAATGCGAATAACTACGTCGGCAAGCTCCACCACGATCCCTTCCGGCTTTTCGCCGTCGTAATTGCCGTCGCCGTAGTCCGTCCGCATTTCCGGAATAACCTTCCCGTCCTGCTGGATCGTTTCGATCACGAAGTAAAGAAACGGCTTGCCGCTCCTGTATTCCTCCAGCGCCTCGGAAAGCTCCGAATGGATCAGCGCGACGATCTCCGCGAAGCTCCGTTCTTTGTCCCACCAGCCGTGGGCGACGGCGTTTTCGTGAATGATCGTCGCAAGCTCGTTATAACCCTTCATCTTGAAAATTCCCCTTTCGTAATTGCTTTTTCCGTCGCACCCGCTACAATGCGGATGGCAAACGTAATCGTTCGTATTGAAGCGGCAAGTAACGCATTTATCCATTTGATTTAATAAACCCCGTAAACCCGAACGACGGTTACGGGCTTGTCCGTCTTTGTTGTTGTCACGATTGCAGAATTCATAATTGAAGCCCGTAAGAAGTCCCGCGCGGCGCGCTTTTCCAGCCGCCATGTAATCATGTTCCCGTTAGGTTCTGCCGCCGCGATACCCTCGATCGGATATTCGCATATAAGCGTTGTTTGCCCGAACGGGCGGCGCGCTGGGCGCTCTTTTAAGAACTCTTTGTTCCCCTCTTTGCATTTGATGATTTCTAACGCCTTCGGAAATTGCCAGCCGTCCGCGGCTTCCTGTTTCCGTTTTGCCATGTTGAATAGCTCCTTTCAATCGTCATATGGATTTGTCAACGTCCAGTCGTATGCGCTTGTCCCTTTCCACTCCGAAAAGAAATGATTGTTCCGCCCGTCGCCCGTGAAGAATACATATCCAGCCGGAAGGACGCGCCCCGCTCCGGTGTCGCCGTCCCGCTCCGCTTGATACCTTGTCAGCACGTCCGCCGCGATCTCTGCAAGCTCCGGAAGAACAGGATAGTCCGCTTTGTATCCGGAAAACTGATACG